GGTCTGGGGCGAGAAACCCCACGACCTAGCCAGCATTGCGGCCTGGCATCTGGGCCTAAAAGCCGATGCTATCCATCATTTAGACGAAGCTCTAAAATTAGCGCCAGACGACGCTCGTCTGCTGTCCAACCGTAAATTGATGCAACCGCCCGACTAACATGGAAACCGAAATCGACCCGATCAAATACGGCGTGCTGTGGGAGCGCGTTCAAGCAATGGATCGCAAGGTCGACAAGATGGAGCGCCAGCTTGAGGAACTCATTGCCTTGGCCAACAAAGGCAAAGGCGGTTTCTGGATGGGCATGACGATTGCCAGCATGGCCGGCGGTGCAATCACTTGGATTGCGGGGCACCTCAAAGGTGGCTGATTGTGATCGACCCGATTACCGCATTTGCAACGGCGCAAGCTGCGGTAGCGGGTATACAGAAGGCACTCAAGCTCGGGAAAGACATCACCGGCTGTATCAAAGAGTTCTCGCAGCTTTTTGAATCAGCCGATGTCATTAACAAAGCCGCCAACGAAGCGAACGCCGGCAAGTCAGACGCAGCGCAGGCAATGGAAATCGTCATGCAGCAAAACAAGCTGCGCGAGGACATGGAGCAGCTCAAGCATCAGCTCGTTTACGGCGGCTATCCGGAATTGTGGACCCTGTTTCTCCAGAAGCATATGGAGATTCAAAAGGCGCGAAAGAAACGAGAGGCGGCGGAAAAGGCGGCGAAGCTAAAGCGCAGGCAAGAGATGGCGATGTTCATTTTGTACACGTGCATCACCGTTGGGTTTGTCGCGTTCCTGATTGGTTTCGTCTACATCATCATGAACGTATGAGCGAAGATAAAACGACGACCATTGTCGACAAGGTTCTCGGCTATGTGGATTCGCCGTTTAAGTTGTTCGCCATCATCCTAATGGCGGTCTTTGCGTTTACGGGTTACTTTGTTTGGCAGAACCAAGCACTCTTGATCGGCGCATACAAAGAACAGAAGAAGTTGCCCACCATCGCTGAGGATCGCGTCGAAGATGTAGCAGCGCATCTGTTCAAACACACCGACGCCGTGGTGGTGGCGATATTCAAGGTCAATCCGATCTTTGGCACTCGTGTGCTGCATAGGGCTTACACCAAGGACGGACGAGACAAAACCCATGAGGGGTTAGATGTCGGCCTCTTTACTGCCAACGCCGCAAACAACAGAGATGTCGTGGCGCTAATGGCAAGCGAGATTCCTTGCGGTGCGTACAAAACCGCGCAATCTGAAATCGGGCTTTGGTATATTGAACGGGGCGTCACCTACGGGTGTCGCATTAGCGTGCCACCAGAGCAAGGCAAGTTCGTAGGCCAGATCACGGTAGGCTGGAAAGAAGAGCCACCGGATGTTGACCAGTACCGTGTTCTTTTGCAAATCGCAGCAACCATGCTTTCAAGGAGCAAACAGTAATGTTGTCACTCATCTCTACGCTCGGCGGAATTTTGCTCGGCGGCTTGCCGAAACTGCTGGACTATTTTCAATCCAAACAAGACCACGCGCACGAGCTGGCTCTGGCTCGGGCGCAGTCTGAGCGCGAGCTGGCGCTGGCCGCGCAGGGGTTCGCCGCCCAGGCCAAAGTGGAGGAAATTCGCAGCGACCAGATCGCCATGCAGAGCGAAGCCGCAATGACGCAAGGCGCTCAGGACCACGATAAGAAGGTCTTGGAAAAGGCGAGTCGTTGGGTCGCAAACTACATTGGCACTGTGCGGCCGACCGTGACCTACCTGTTTGTTCTGGAGCTGCTGGCCATCAACGGGTTCTTGGCGTTCTACCTCTGGAACCATTCGGAACTCATCAAGAGCATTGACGATGTGGTGCGCTACTCGGAACTCATTTTCAGCAGCGACGAAATGTCAATGCTCGGCGGCATCATTGGGTTTTGGTTCGGCTCTCGCGGGTTCAAAAAATGAAGCTGTCGCAGGCCGGCGCTGACTTGATGCACAGGTACGAGGGCTGTCGCAACCGGCCCTATCTGTGTCCGGCGCACATCTGGACGATTGGCTACGGCCACGTTCTTTACCAGCAGCAGATTCGCCTGCCAATGGTAGGCCAAACCTGTCGCAAAGAATATCCGCTGGCTGAAGGGGACAATCGTGCCTGGTCCAAAGACGAAATCAATTCGCTATTCGCAAGTGACGTCGGTAGTTTTGAACGCGGTGTTCTTCGTCTTGTGCCCGGCGTATCTGGGCGTCAAGGCGCTTTTGACGCTCTTGTCAGTTTTGCATTCAACGCCGGTCTAGGCAATTTGCAGCGTAGCCAGATTCGCATCAAAGCAAATCGTGGCGAATGGCAGGCTGCGGCTGATGCTTTCATGAGTTGGACCAAGGGCGGCGGGCGGGTGCTGCCGGGTCTAGTAAAGCGGCGCGAGGCCGAGCGCGCGCTGTTTCTGTCAGACGCTGCCTAGAATCTGGCACGGCACGCTCTTCGGTCGTAAACCGATGCTCGTTACCGCAGACGCGCGATCTTCGCACGAACTCTTCGGTCTGCCTGGTCAATGTGACTGTCGTCCACGCGTTGCAAAACGGGCATTTCATTTTTGGGTTTCCATCCGTGTTCGCGCCATTTGTTTTGGATATTGGTGTACGCGGCCGGCGTGTACTTGAATTTCGAGTCTAGGATATTCGGTCGCATGACTGCCTCCTAATCATTTGAGCAACGCGCTCACCTTCTGACGAACCTCGGCGGTGACAGCGTGACCGAGGTCGTCGGGGTCGAGCAAGCGCTGCAAGAACTCTTGCATACGCTGGCTCTTGAGGTCGCCTTTCAGGCGCTCTTCAATGGTGCTAACCAGCATCGCCCGGTCGAAGGCCTGGCGCGGGCTTTCGGTGAGGTAGCGCAGGCAGAGCGCCAACAATTCGCGGTCACTTTGCATGGCGTTCCCTTTCATCTCGAATAGCGGCAAGAGCAATCCGAATGTCGGCGATGGCGTTCTCGCCAGCCAAAAGGGCCTCGGCGTACCGGCGCTCCAACATGGCGTTATGCAGGTCTTTGAGGTTGCGCTCGGCCTGGCCGGTCGGATAAGCGTAGTCAAGGTTCATAAGATACTTATTTGTATGTTGATGGACAATGCCGGCCTTGACGACATTGGCCGTCGCACGGTGGACAGGTGCGGCCTAGCCAACGGCTGTCGTCGTCGTCTTCAATCATGGAATCAATGTATTCGTGTACGAAATGCATGATCGTACCGCCAACGACAAAGCCAACAATTAAGCCAACAGCAAAACTCATTTGCGTGCCTCCAATCGCGTTGTAATCAAAATGATTTTTTTGTTCTCGCCAGTTGGTTTTACAAATTTTTGATTGATGCTTTCTGCATCATCCCATTTCATTGACACCGATTTACGATCGGCAGGTAAACCCGCAGTCTCTCCAATTTTTTTCCAGTTGTCTGCAAGATAAACAGCGCCTGTTTTTCCGTTGCCAATTGTGGTGACGATAGCCACCAGATCGTCGCCATAGCGATTTTTCCAATCTTGTCTCGCTCTTTGACGCACTTGTTTGAGAATGCGTGATCCAATATTTGGGATTCTCTCGGCCATGCAAAATCGCTTGTTGTCTGCGACATTGTTAAACATGGCGTCAAATTCTTTTTGACTTTTGCCAAAGTGCATCAGGATAGATTTTGGAGTTGGTTTAAATCCGCTGCCAATCCAAAATGTTCCAATGTCTCGATTTTCAAAATTGATGATGTACTTCAGGCACCTTCCAACAGTTCTGGCGCTGGCCACATAGCTGTGGTGCTGAATCACAATCTGATCTGCAATTTTTTTGTCTGCTTCAGATTCGGCAATTCGTAAAGCAAAACTCATCTGCGTGCCTCCTCTCGCCCCTGCGCGATCAATCGCCGCGCCTCGGTCTGGTCTTCGGGAGTCTCGGACTCCAGCATGGTGCGAATGCGTTGAGCCTCGGCAAGCGATTGCTTGGCAACCTCGTACCGGTAGCCTGCGGTGATGTAGTCTGCCTCGGTGTGGTTCATGGTTGCATCACCCACAGAAAATAGTAGGCGAAGGGTGCGCCGATGAGGGCGGCGCAAAGGAGGGCGGCTAGGGTGTCGCGCATGGTGTTGTGTAGATTAGGCACCGATAGCGGCGTAATAACCATCAGCAGTTACGCGGTATTTGTTGTCGCCAATTTCCACAAATTCGGCAACAGAACCTGTGAAGTGAATGACAGATTGAGCGATCAGATCGCGCTCGGCATCGTCGGCAACAGTCACGATGCGGTTAACGCGGTTTTTCCAATTTTTGGGATCAGCGACCTTGTTAAAAGCAACATTCATTTGCTCTTGCGTGTACGCGGGACGCTTGGCGCGGGGGGTGAACTCGGTTACGGTGTCAAACATTTTTTGCTCCTGTTGCGTTGTTGATGGATGTATCTTCCCACAATTTCGCACATCGCATATAGGGACAAACCCTAATTTTTCACCTTTTCTTTCGCCATGCCCTGCTTCAGATAGTGCAGCACTTGCGCCACCAGCGTGCGGGTGTTGGCCTCGGCGTGTTTACGCAGGGCCTGCTCAATGTCGGCAGGCAGGCGAATGGTCAAGTAACGATCTTTTGTCATGGCAACTCTTTGAAGTTAAGAATTTTGGTCTTTGCGTCTTCCGCACCTTTCCCCACTATACACCAGTAATCGTGCGACGCTAAATATTCGATCCAATCCTTCTGCTCAGGACTGACAACGCCGCCTTTGGCGCGTTTCATTTCGATCCACAGCCGCCACGCTGGGACGCACAGATCAGGCACGCCGCTACTCACCCCTTCCGCCTTGAGTCGCGCCGCCGTAGAGGGCGATCTAAGCCCGCCATTGGGTATCGCAAAGATGCGGACGCCAGGGAACGTGCGGCGAAACCATTGCACCAGCTCGCGTTGTTCCTCATGCTCAGTCGGTAGTCGCATTCCATTCCCTTTTAATCACTCGAAAAAATTTCCCATCGCGTTTGTATTCAATCTCGCTCGGGTGCTGCGCCTGGTTGAGATAGATCACCGTCTCGTCAAGTGATTGCCGACCCGTGAGCTGTGCGCCGGATTGCTGCGCGATAGACGCTACGCGCTGCACGGCCATCTGGCCGGCGTAGCCTTCGTGCAGCACCGGGAAATATTCGGTAACCGTCGGGTCGCTGAGGCACCCGTAATAGGTGCAGGCCACCATTTCCTTCCCGCTGGTGCGGCTTATATGCTTGCGCCAGGTCCATTGTGTGACCTGCATATCCAGACCTTCGACGCCCATAATGTCGTCGTCGTGGAGCTGGAGTTTCTTACGCTCTGGCTCGGGGAATTTGTGGCCGCAGGCGGGACATTCGCGGGCGCTGATGGGCACCAGCTCGTCGCAGTTGTCGCAAACCTTGACTGGTGCCTCGCCATTTCCGTCGCCAGCCTTGGTAGGTGGCTGCACAGCGGTGATAGGGCCATGTGTTGCTACCACACCGGCGAAGTCCAGCACTAGGCAATCGACCTTGCCAGTATGTGGCCTCATGCCTCGCACGGCCATTTGCAAATAAAGTCCTGGTGACATCGTAGACCGCAAAAATGCGATGCAGTCCAGCGCAGGAAAATCGTAACCAGTGGTCAAAATTCCCACGTTGCACAGCGCACGCAACTTGCCTGATTCAAAGTCTGCCAGCTTGCGCTCTCGTTCTGATTTACTGTGCGTTGCATCCAAGGCTTCGGCAGCAATGCCGGCAGCACGCAGGCACTCGGCCACAGCCTCAGAGTGAGCAACACCAGAGCAAAAAATTAACCAATGCTTGCGGCCGATTGCTTTTTCAATGATTTCCTGCACCACAGCACTATTGTGGTCATCGGTATTAAACTTAGCTTCCATCTCGGATGCGATGTATTCGCCCTGGCGTTTATGCAATCCATCCGTGTCCAACTTATGCTTGGTAATTTTTGAGCGCAGGGGCACAAGGTGAGTTTTAAAAACCAATTCCTCAATACTCACTGGCTCAAGAATCTCGGAAAAGATCGCAGTCGGACCTTCGGTTATTAGTCCTTGTCCAAGACGATATGGGCTGGCGCTAAGGCCCACGATCCGCATTGCCGAGTTGATCTCCAGCAAATCGGAAATCAATTTCCGATAAATGCCACTTTCAGCAGTTGATACAGCGTGCACTTCATCAATGATGCACAGATCAATATGGCCAATTTCATTGGCGCGTTTAGCCACAGAACCAATACCAGCATATGTGATTGGCTCTCCCATCTGGCGCTTACCAACACTGGCGCTGTAAATTCCAAGAGGCGCACCAGGCCACAGCTTTCGCAGCTTGTCGGCGTTTTGCAAAATTAATTCTTTGGAATGCACAAGCATCAAAATTCGCGTGTCTGGCCAGTTTTGCAGCGCATCTTTTGCCAACGATGCGATCACTAC